GATCAACCAGATCTGTGCTTTGCACCTCATAGCCTGCAGCAGACAGCACTTCCGATATATGCCCCTGCCCACAGCACGGCTCCCAGATCCTGCCGTTGAACTTCTCAACTGAAAGCAGGGCTTCTGTGCTTGCGGCAGGCGTGGCGTAAAAGTCATCCTTCTGCCTGTCGCCGCGATCGTTGACGCCAATGAGCTTCATGCCGGCTTGCAGGCTGGCGCTACTCATCGTCTTCATCTTCCGGCAGCTCTACATAGCCCCTGCCCTCACATACAGGACATTGGCCATGACCGGTGGTGAGGTCGCCGCCGCGCATATAATCCGGCACAGCAATCTCGACCTCGCACTCGCCCTGAGCATCGCAGTGTTCGCACTCCAGCACCTCACGCCATTCACCTGGCACTGTTGAGATGCGGATCTTTCGCGCCAGCATGGTGCTGAAGCCCCTAGCCATTTTCGACCGCCTTGATCGTCAGACCGATCTGCATGGCGATTTGCGGGACTATGGCGTTGCCTAGTCCTTTAAGTCTGTCCACCCGCTTGGGTATCCCATTAGCCACTCGACCCACTGGGGGTTCAGGGAGCCACGCTGCCACTCTTCCGGCGTCGTGCCTCTGACATCTGGATGGTTGCCCAACATCGCTTGCATCTTGCCGTTTGGCGTCCCCGCTGCATCCTCGTTCGCTGTCGGCGTAGGGAAAAACTTGGCGGCCGTCTGCAAATCCATCCCGCGTTTCTGTCCGCTGTCCCGCCGCTGACGCGTTGATTGATTGACCACCAAGTCCGCTGACCTCGGCCCCCTGTCGCTGGCATCCGGTGTCGGCCACATTTGCGGTTGCTGCACTGCCAGAGACAACGGTGTCCCGCCTTGTGCATATTTCTTTTTCCTCACACCCGTATCGTCTGCAACTGCTGTTGGCCACAATCCAGACCCTGTCTCGTCTGTGCGGGGCATCGACGGCGCAAGCTGGAACAACAAACGGTTGGACGGCGTAGCCTTTGCTTTCCAAGTCAGAAAGCACTTGGTCGAGGCCCAGACTGATGTGTCCAGAAACATTCTCGAAAACGCACCAAGTCGGCCGCTTTGCTTGCACAATGGTAAATATTTCCGGCCAGATGTGACGGTCATCTTCCTCGCCTCGTCGGACCCCGGCCTGACTAAATGGCTGGCATGGGTATCCGGCTGTGAGGATGTCGCAGTCTGGAACAAGTCGTCTTGGGTCACTGGCTAACTCCTTCACGTCATCTGAAATAGGGACATCAGGCCAATGCTTGGCCAGCACCTTGCGGCTCCATTCCTCAATGTCACAGAACAGCACTGGGCGGGACAGGCCAGCCCATTGAAAACCCAATGCGAAGCCGCCGATGCCTGAACACAAATCAACGTGAGCCAGCATCGCTATCACCATCTTGGCCGCGCAGCAGCAGACAGAAGTCATCTAGGTCAAGCACCACCAGCTCAGGCTTGCGGTCAGCCTTCAGCACCAGCGCATCAGCGCCTTCCATCCAGTCATAAATTTGCTTGAAGCCGTTGGCGCGGCACTTGACCTCTAGCTCCCACTGGTCAACTGGCAGCGGGTCACCCTTGCGGATCACCAGGTCGTTTTTGATGGCGGCACCGCCTGACAGCGGGACGCGGTAGCAATCAAGGCCGTTGGCTTCCAGCTTCTTGCGGATGCTGTTCTCGGCCCTGTAGCCCTTATCGCGTGACGACTTACCCATTAGCATACGCCGGAAAGAAGTCGTTTGGCATTACCTTTCCCCCAGTCAAATTTATGATGCGCTGCATGTAAACAGGGTTTGGCACCGACCGCCTCGGATCATCGAGGGAGTGGCACCAGCGCGTAACAGTAATGGTCTGTGGCACACCAAGCTGACGTGCCAGCAGCGATTTTGACCAACCTTGTTCATTACGCCATTCTTCTAGTGTCATGTGCAAAACATAACGCGCTTGACGTTGAGTGACAAGGTGCGTAGAACGAGAGATATAGAAATTGAGGTTTTCGCCATGTCTTTCCCATTTGCGCCCACTTGGGCTACTGAAAAGCATTATTTTCATCATTCCAACCCGGAATCTGTGCCTGTCTGCAAAAAGTTTTACGACAAGTGCGTAATTCGCCCGCTTGTGAACAGATGCTGGCAAATCCTGAAAGATGAGATTGTTGGCGATAAAGATTACGCCAGGCAGCTTATTGAGATCTACAAAGACGATAACGCCAACATGATGGCGGGTCGCGTTGTGCAGGACATTGCCAACAAGCACCTTGTCGATGACATGACCTTTGATGAGGCGCTGCGGCACGGCATGGCGGCTGTGGATGAGTACGAGCCGCGCACATGGGACTTTGGCAAAGACGCAGACAAGCTGGCCATCAACAGAGATGAGCTGGCAGATGTGGCGCAGCACGCCGTGGAAGGCGTGATGGCGGCGCATCGTGAGCTGGGGTTGAATCGCATAACCGGCGAGAGCGAAGTGCTGACCAATTTGCCGGGATTAGAGCTGCCTTACAGCGGGTTCCCTGACTTCAGTGGCCAGGTCGAATTAAAGACCAAGTGGTCAAAGATCAACATCAAAGCCAAAAACGGCAAGGCAGCTACAAGCCTGCCATCAAACCCCGATTGGTCGCACATTTGTCAGGTCGCTGGCTATTGGTCTGCCACCGGCAAGCCGCAGCTTATCGTATATGCCAATGCCAAGGGCTACCGCGTCTTCAGCGCAGCTAACTGTGACCGCCTCACGACTGAGGGTATGCAGGCCGCGCTGAACCAGATCACCGCGAAATGCAAAGTGCGTGAAAACCTTTTGAAGAAGGCAGATTCCGTTGAGGAACTGCTGACGCTGGTCGAGCCCGATTTCGGCCATTTCTGGGCTTGGGACGTTCGTCCTGAAGTTCTCAAACAAGCAAAAACAGCATGGGGGTTTAGATGAACAGAAATCTAATATGGCTTCACGTTGATGAAGCTGGCCGTCCTTTGCGTCCTTACAGCCGTCTGCGGGAGTTTCTGCGGATCATGGGCGTTGTGGTTGGCTGTCTATTTGTGATGTTTTGCCTTTGGTGCTTTGTCGTCCTTCTCTCGTTGTTAGGGGGCTGACATGGTACAGCAAGATTTACTTCAATGGCCGGGTCGCCCCGGCCCTAACGTCCATAAAGACGCCAGGGACACTGAGATTGAGGCTGCTGAGTTTGTGGCCCCGAAAGTCACCGGCCTACGGCTGAAAGCTCTCATAGCCCTCAGAGACGCGCCGGCAGGACTAACTGGCAGTCAAGTGGCCCAGAAAATGGGCGCTTGGATCTACAGCGTCAAACCTCGCCTGACAGAGCTTGATCGCATGAAACTGGTCGAAGACAGCCAGCGCCGCGAGAAGAACGACCGGGGCCGCAAAGAAGTTGTCTGGCAGATCACAGCAGCCGGTCGTGAGTTTTTGGAGACGCTTAATGAGCAATGACATCATTGAGGCCATGAAGGCCGTCAACCAGGCCAACGCTCAGGGGCTGCAGCTTAAGGGCAAGAAGTACACCGAGGTTAGCACCCGCGTTGAGGTCTTTCGGCAGCACTTCAAGTCGTACAGCCTGGAAAGCGAACTGGTGATAGATGACGGCCAGCGCGTCGTCGTGAAGGCTTACATTCGGCGCGAGGACGGCACCGTGGTCGCAACCGGTTACGCTGAGGAGATACGCGGCAGCAGCAATGTAAACCGCACCAGTGCCATTGAGAACTGCGAGACAAGCGCCTGGGGCCGTGCTTTGGCCTGCCTTGGCTTGCATGGCGGGCAGATCGCCAGCGCCAATGAGCTGACCGCTGCAAAGCGGAAAGACAAAACCATCAACGAGAATCTTGAGGCTGAAATCAAAAGCAAGAAGACGTTGGTGGCTTTAAACCAGTGGAATCAGGACAACGCAGTTGAAATCACACGACTGCAGAATGAAGATCCTGACGTTTTCAACCGTCTTTACAGTGTGTTTTTAGAACGAGAGAAGGAGATTAAAGATGGCAGCACCTGACTTTAAAAACGGCAAGCTGCAGCTTATCAGCGGGTTCAGTGTATCTGATCGCGTTAGCATGAGCTGCTGGTTGAACATTACAGATCCAGCGCTGTTAGAAGCCGTGATGGCGCACTATCATTCAACCGGTCAACGCCCTGGCTTCTCAATGCAGAAGAAGGTCAACGACCGTTATGAGGACGTGACCAAGGCCAAGATGTTTAATGACGTGCTTGATCCGTATCAGAGCCAGCAGCCGGCCCAGGAACAGCAAGCGCAGCCAGGTTTCGCGCCACAGCAGCCGGCACCGCAGGGCTTTGCCCCTCAGCAGCCAGCGCCACAACAGCCAGCCCAGAGCGGCTTTGCGCCTCAGCAACCAGCCCCGCAAGGTGGCTTTAGCTATCAGCAGGCCAAGAATGGCTAGGCAAGCGCTGTTGCCGTTATCTGAGGCGTGCGTGCTTCTTT